CGGTTCTCGCATTGAGTCACCTTCACGGTTACCTCAAATGCCGGTATTTCAGGTATCTGCAGGCGCTCAACGAGCAGTTCGGTCTTCATCAGGCATACCTCCACCGGGTGACCGGAGTTTTCCGTTCATCTCCATCTGGGCAGTTCATCTGCCTTACCCAGACCAAGTGCGCCTGACGGATTGATTCATCGGGATGGCTGCTCCGGTGCGTCACATTCAGCCATGCCTGCCCAAGTCGCTCAATCAACGCTTGGACGATGCGGTGGGTTGTGCCGCATCGGGTTGCATCCTTCGCCCTTTCCTTCCACGCAGCCGGACAAGCATATGCGCTCGATTGGCCCTTACTGACGGATGGAGTCCGGGTACGCAGCAAAGAAAAAACCCATTGGGGAACGAGCCTTAGGCTTGGTTTGCCGCTACATGGTTGGGCCGTACCCCTTCCATGTGCTTTGACGAAGCCCGCTCCCCAATGGGTTCGGATCGCTGTACGGTGCTTCAACCGGGTTACCAATCCGATCGATGCCGCTATTGTCCACAGACTGCCAACGAGTGTCAAACGGCTACGAAGCATAAGGATTTTCCTTACGTCGCTGCCCTGCATCGATGTAGTCGTCCTCGTCCAGTTCGTCGGGGATCGGATCGATGTTCAGGAACCCAGCATCTCGAAGGTACCGCAGGGCCTGTGACATGGCGTCGCAGAAGTCGTCGTGGTCGGTGTTGGGGAAAGAACACACCTGCGAGATCATGCCCTCTGCCCAGTCACGGACGTAGCCCTTGCGGTTCATGCTCTCGGGCACCCAGACCCGTCCTGCCCGGATGATGTTGGCCACGATGGACAGTCTCTGCACCTTGTCCGCCCTGCCGGGGTTGTAGGCCCTGACAGGGATGTGTGCTCTCTGCAGGTCTTGGATCAGGGAGATGCCCGCGGCCTTGTCTTCCACCAGGACGAGATCCACCCGCTTCCTGTCCTTGCCCTCACCGAAGACGGTCTCATACTCATCGATGACCTTCGGCCGCAGGTCTGGGTACTGCAGGCGGTCTTGCCAACAGTCGATGATCAGGACGCTTCCAGGGCCGTCCTCCTGGCGGAAGACCCCGAAGGTGATTGCTGCAGTGGGATCGTTCTGGGCCTTCTCGGTGAAGGCGCAGTCGTAGGACTGGACGACGAAGTCCAGTTTGGGGATGGGCTTGTCTGCAGGCCACAGGCGGAACCAGTCCCGGTTGACGATACCGCCCTCCTCCGGGTCGATGATCTCAGCGTAGATCTCCTGGCGGCCAAGTTTCGTCCCTTCATACTGCAAAATTTGCTTTTGGAAACTCGGGGCTAGGTTGTCGAGGTTGGAGTAAGTGCTCGCTGTCGTTACCTGTACGTCGTCCCCGTCTCTGCCGATGAGGTCGATGATCAAGTCCTTGGGCTTCGGGGTCGTCGTGGCCAGGATGCGGGTGTGCTTGCCCAGACGGACGGAGAACATGATCTGGTCCCAAGCGTCCTGCAGGTAGTCCCAGGCTGCAAGTTCGTCACACCATGCTCCGTGCCACTGGCCACCGCGGAAGCGTTCCGGCTCAGAAGCAGGAATGCCCTTAATAAGTGAGCCGTTGGTGAGTTTGATCTCGTGGTACGCCCGGTTGTAGTCCGCGATCAGGATGTTGGGGATCACAGCGATCAGCCCAGAATCCCCCTCGAAGCAGGTAGCCCGAACGTCAGCAGAGGTCGGAGCAGCCACGAGCCACCGAGTGCCAGGAGTCTCCCAGGCCCACCATCCGATCTGCTCTGCTGCCGTCCTGGTCTTCCCGGCTCCACGGCCTGCCAGGAGGAGCCAGATGCTCCACCAGTCCCCGTCAGGCAGGATCTGGTGCTTGTGAGCCTTGGTGAGCCATCCCGCCCTCCAGGCGAAGGCGGCTTGTCTGTCAGCCGGGAGGCGCTTGAACTTCTCCCGAACCTCCTCGTCCTTCAGGACGGCGACAAGTTCATCCACGGCGGGACTGCTCTATGCCCTTCAGGACGGTGTCGAAGATGGTCAGGTCCGTCTGAACCTTCAGGGGATTCTCAGCATCTCCGCCCACCTGCACCTTGTCCCCGTACTTCTTCGGGTTCCACTTGGCCAGGAGTTTCAGCCGGGTCTCGATCCGGAGTTTCCGGTGGCCCAACATATCCTCAACCGTCGTGGAGCCGCCCTGGTCGGACATAACCTGCTTCTCGCCGTACTGGGGATTGTCGGCAATCAGCAGGCATTCCTCAGCCATAGCGTCGTATCCGGCTTCCCGTGCGCGTGCGATGTGTGCAGAAAGTTCTTCGTCCTGAGCCATCCAAAGATACACCGTCCGCCAATACGGCATACCGTCCATACGGCAGATTTCCCTGAGTGGCACTCCCTCGCTTAGGAGTTCGCACATCTTCTGGGCGATCTCGGGGTTGTACTTGGAGGGACGGCCCATCTTCTTGGGCTCTTGGGGAGTTTGCGCGGCCTGGGTGGTATCTACCCCTTGGTCAGGGGCTTTGGAGGGCTCTGCGGCGGTTTTGGTGGCTTTCCGTGGCATCTCGTACTTTCAGAGACATTGGACTGCCGGGGAGTTTAACTCGCGGTTTGGGGTTTTGGGTAGTTGGCGGCTTCCCATGAAGCAGGGCTTTTGCCTCTATTGCAGTTCTCGGTTGAGATTGGCGCAAGGCGCTAACCCGTTGCGCCGCCGACCAACACGACTGGGGACTGGCTTGTACATATGCACCGGACAGAATACATACGCCTCCTGCCCACCAATCCCCATGCGTGTTGGCCCCGTCTTTCCGGGATGTCAGCGGCTCTAATTTTCTCCGCCCGCCACCGCAGTTAAGGATTGCGGCTCCTTGTACCCCTAATTTTACGGTTAAGTGATTGATTTCACAAGTGTTTTACAGCCACGGGAAGTGGTAAGCCCAGTACGCTGACTCGCTCTCGCAGATCCAGTACCACTGGGCTTGTGAGAGGAGGCCCTCTGCCTCAGCGATGGCCTCGTCCAGGCTGATCAGGTCTTGCAGGCTCATGCGTAGATCTCCTGCAGTTCGGACTCAATACGCTCCATGTCGCAGGTCTCACCGTCTACTCGCTTGCCTTCCATGTCGAGGACCGTGTAGTCGATCTCAAGCCAACCCAGGTCATAGATGGACTCCATGAGGTGGCAGCGCGGATGGCGGGCGACCTTGTGGATCACCACCTCGAACAACTCTTCGCCCACATAGATGTATTCACGGTTCTTTTTCATGGCGTTCTACCTCAGACAGCGAGCCAAGCATCGTCGCCGATCAAACCTTGCGCGATGGCGTTGCCGAAAGCATTTGATTCGGCCTCTTCCCGAGCCTTCCAGTCTTCAGCGCCGGAGGCAACCGCCTCATCAATCGAAGCGCCGCTGATGTGCAAGGTCACGGTGCGACCGATGCTGTCTTGCAGGATGAGAGAGTAGTCTTGTGTCATTTCGCTGTCCTTTTCAGTTACCTGCTCTGTTGCAGTGATTGTGACTTTAATGCAAAGTTAAACACCATGCAACTAGGTAGTTTCCCTAGAACGGAGCCTCTGGCCATCGGACCCACTGCTTGACCTTAATGATGGCCCTCTGCCGCTTCAGGCGCTTGAGGTTGTCAGGCGTTGTGTAGGCAAAGGGCCACCAGTTCGGTGTTTGAACTAGCCCGGTCTCCAAACCAGAAGATCCATCAGCAGCACTGAGATGGCGAAGAGGTAGACCAGTATCCAACCCAACAGGCACACGCCCGCGGCGATGCGTTCTTCTGTCTTCATTCACGATGCCTCCAAAGGGAAGGGCGCCGAAGCGCCAAATTCCCGTTATTGCTGCGCTACCTCAAAGTTGGTGATGTTGAACCGCCCAAAGGTCGGACGGAAATCACCTACGCCAATCAGTCGGCCAGAGGTCGAAAGAGTGTCCAGGAGCCAGTGCTGATCGATGTACTCAGGCACGAGCACCATCAGGTCGAACGAAACCTTCCATCCCGTCCGCATGGCAGGACGCACGCGGTTGACGCCTGCACGCTGCACTACTACCCGGCGCTTGTCTTCGTAGTCCCAGTTCTTGGTGCCTAGGCTTGCGAGGTTGGTCAGGGACACTACACCGGCCTTGGTCAGATCCATGGCCGACTTGCGCGGGCTGCGGGGGTCTTGCTTGAACTTGCTTGCCAGAATCAGCGACTGGCGGAAGTATTCGCCGGGGATGCACAACTCATCCTCTTCGTTGCGCCAGACATAGGACTCGATGTTGTCCGTCTTCTTGGCCACGCTGTTCTTGGCAGCCTTGGCCTTCGTCTCGACCGCTTCAGCATTCCACCGATGGAACAGCATATCGCTGCAGCCCTGCGCCGTCACATGGACGATGTAGGGATTGCTTGCCTCAATGACCTCTTCTCCGCCGTTTGTCGGTTCGTTGATTACCTTTTTCATCTCTCTCTCCAGTTAGTTAAAAAGCCAAACCTCACCGAGCCATGCCCCGCCATGCCATGCAACACCGCGCCGAGCCCAACCCGGATGGTGCAAACGCACCGGAGAGGGCAGCACGCCACCCAATCCGCTGTATTCACAGCCCATACCCCGCCTTACCCCGCCTCGCCTTGCCATGCCATACCCGACCTGGCCTTAACAAAAGCACTCGGAGGAGCAGAGACTGCCCTACCGGCTGCTTTCGCAACTCCATACCTAGCCAGACCTTACCCAAGCAAGCCTTGCCTTGCCCGACCCGACCCAACCCGATGGTGCAACTGCACCGGGAAGAACTGCTCGCAATTCAACCCGCTGCCTTCGCAGACCCATGCCCAACCAAACCCTGCCATGCCAGTTCAAACCCTGCCGGACCCTGCCCTAGCAAACCGTGCCCAACCTGACCTTGCCGCACCGGACCTGATCGAACCGTGCCAATCCACACCACACACAACCCGGCCTAGCCGCGCCCAACCCTGCCAGTTCCAACCGCACCGGGCCTAGCCATGCCCGACCTAACCCTGCCAAGCCTCACCTAACCCCTCCTCAGGTTGCACTGGGAAGAACAGCACGCCGCTCTGCCCGCTGCAACTGCAGCCCTTACCAGACCGCGCCACGCCTTGCCTAACCAGACCCGGCCGTACCGCACCGAACCCTGCCTAACCTAGCCTTATTAAGTCCATACCCGACCTGACCCCGCCTGACCGCGCCTTTCCAGACAAGACCGCGTCTTGCAACAAATTAATTACTTCTTCGGGCTGACGCGAATGTCAGCACGACCTTCCTTGCGGAACTTGTTGAGAGTCTCTTCCGTGATGCCGTAGGCAGCGCAGAGTTTGTTGTAGTCCACGGTGCCAGAGACCTGAACCAACTGGACGGACACGCCGTGGTTCTCACCCTTGTGCTCACCCTCACCGTACTTTTTGACGATGTCGGCTTTGAGCAACTTGATGCGATCGGCCAGACGCTTGGCCTCTTGATCGAGAAGGAACAGTTCGTCGATGTCAGAGGTGACGCCTGCGACTGCTGCCAGGGTGGTGAGGTTGGTGTCCATGTTCAGTTACCTTTCTTCGTTGCCGCAACACCGTGTTGCGATGTGTGAACTTTAATTTGAAATCAAAGTCCGTGTCTAGCGATAAACCCTATCTTTTACTCGGAATTAAAAGTTCAAGGGTGTCGGCCAGGATGTCCAGTTCCCCGGTGTTGTGGCGCTTGAAGTCGTCTCTGGTGCCGTGCCATCCCTTGCTGCCGGTATGGTGGGGCTCGCAGAGGGGGATGACGAGCCAGTCGCTCTGCCTCTGAGCCATCCCTACGCCTGCCCTAGGGTGATGCAGTTGAGCAGGAGTGCCGGGATAGCCCATGCGCCTGCACATCCCGCAGCCCAGG